TTGATTACTGTGTAAAAACCGTGTCGTAAGTGAATAAAGTGCGCCTATTAAAATGCCTATAAATATTGTTTAAGTATACACAAATTTTAACGGGAAAGCAACCAGGAACAAATGGCACTGATAGATACACTAGGTAAAGCAGGCGGCAGTGTGATTAATAAAACACTAGGACGATTGTTCGGTGCAGGATTAAACAAAGGAGCAGAATCACCTCTAAACACATCAGGCCAGGCTCGCTGGAGCAGTAGAGACGCTGTCTCAGATTTTCGAGTGAAATTAACATTACCCGCGGCCAGCGATCTACGATCTACATTTTTTACAGGCGATCTGTTAAAACCATTGAGTGATACAGGAGGTATAGTATTTCCTCTAACACCGTCTATTATTCTACAGCATCAGGCCAGTTACAATCCATTGGCAATGACACACAGCAATTATCCTTTCTATGCCTACCAGCATTCAGAAGTTTCTAGTTTCACAGTGGTAGGAGATTTTCCAGTACAAAATCAGTCAGATGCTCAACATTGGATAGCCACACTGCATTTCTTAAGAGCAGTAACTAAAATGTTTTTTGGTACCGGTGCAAATCAAGGAAATCCACCACCAATATTAAAATTTAATGCATACGGTGATAACGTGTTTAAAAATGTGCCGGTGGTAGTGACCAATTTCTCAGTAGAGTTGACCAACAGCGTGGATTACATTTGCACCAAACAGAGACAAAATTCAGAATTTGGCAACGTCAGAGGACCAGACGAAGAAATTGCTTCAGGAGAAGTTGATCCAAACTCATCACTTCCAACATCGTGGGCTCCTGCAATGAGTATGTTCAATATACAGTTGCAACCGGTGTATTCCAGAGAGACCACAAAGAGTTTTAACATGCAGGAGTTTGTTAATGGCAATCTAAACAACAACGGTGCGGCAGGTAACGACGAAGGAGTAGGATTTATTTAATGGCGAAATATTCCAACACATCTCCGTATTTCACAACTCCAGAAAATGTCATCAGTTTGGATTTTTTAGTTCCACGAGCTATTACTGCCAGCGAGGATGATGTCACATATGTTATAGACAGAATCTATGCATACAGACCAGACCTACTGGCTTACGATTTATATGGCACTCCTAGATTATGGTGGGTGTTTGCTCAAAGAAACCCTAACACGATAGAAGATCCTATATATGATTTTGCTCCAGGTGTACAAATACAACTACCAAAATTATCTAATCTGAAAACAGATTTAGGAGTATAACGTGGCAACAAAACCATTTATCCATGAGATGAGCATCGACACAGATGCAATGAATGGCAACACAACCAAACCATCTGCATTCAGTACTTCATACACCGAACCAAATGTTTTAAATCAGTATGCTTCTTACAACTATCTGTTCACTCTGTCGGGTCTATCCAACAATGAAATAGAAAATCCAGTCGATATTGTTAACGGAGTACCGCATGATGTGGTTGCTCGTTCTGGAGGAATAGGAACAGAATCAAAATTTAGTGATTTCCGACAAAACGAATTTAAATTTGCAAAAAATATTGATAAAACCACAATAGAAGTTAAACAAGCTAGGATCGAAGATGTTATTCCTGATGCTCAAAATTCTGATGAAATATTAAAGAGAAGACATGACATATTTTTTGAAAAAGTGAATATAATCTCTGTGCCTCGTCCTAATGAGGAACGAAAATTAATGAATTTTACAAAAATTGAAATGGACTTGTCTGAACCATTGGGAGTTACTCTGTTTGAAAAACTGAGAGCTTGCGCCTTCAACAACGGTTATATAGATCATAATGATGCTCCGTTCTTGTTGACCATAGAATTTCGCGGCTATGACAGCAACGGAAAAATGTTAGGCAATGTAATAACCAAAAGACATCTACCGATAGTAATAACCAATGCAGAAATGGATGTAACACAGGGTGGCACAAGATATTCTGTGACCGCAGTGCCGTGGACTGAATTTGCTATGTCTAACAGGTTTCTGTATTCTAGAGCCAACGGTTCTGCCAAAGGATTGACTGCAGGGATCGTATTACAAGGTTTTTTCAATCAATTGAACGAAGCACAAAATAAAGAAATTGACTCTGGTCTTAGAACACTTGCAGACGATTATGTTATAACCCTAGATAGATCCTTAGACAGGCAAGGAATTGACACAGAAGGAGCAGAGGTTGAAAATTTTGGATACAGAGGAGACAGCATAAAAATAAGTTTTAAGCAGGGAGATTCCATAGCAAAAGTTATCACAGATGTGATGCTGGGTCTTAATATATTCAGAGACATCTATACAGATGCGGTGGAAAAGTATTGGGGCACTGTTGCAACAATTGAAAAAGCAGGAGGAGAAACTTACGGCGGAGAAGAACAAACACCAATGCCTGACCCTATGGTACAATGGTTTAAAATAATAACCACAATATACACAGAAAAAGATTTTGATACAAAAACTAAAATGCACAAAAAAATTGTTAGATTTCATGTAGAACCATACAAAGTGCATATTCTTAATTTTACAGTGCCTGGCTTGGGAGGAAACAGCTTATGGGGTAAAACAGCAAAGAAAGATTACAGCTACATATTCACTGGTAAAAACACAGAGATAATTGACCTTAAAATGAATTACAAATATTCTTATTTCCAATCCAGACTGTTAGACACCACACGAAGTCAAACAGGTGTTCAGCCGAGTTCAAAAGAAACACCAGAACAACGAAATCAGCGATTAGCAAATCAGGTGTACGGCACTGGTACATATCCAGAAACTTTTATTCCGTTGCGAAGTTACCCGGACGGAAGAAAAGCCGCAGACGGAGCCACAGAAGACCGAGCAAACAGATCCGGAGCAGACGAATTCTTTCAGTATCTAACTTCTCCACGTGTAGATATGGTAAAAGTGTATCTAACCATAATGGGGGATCCAGCGTTTATAGGACAGGATATGTTCCTACCAATGAGTAGAAATTTTTCTAAAGGATTTACAGAAGCCTCTAATGGTCGTTTACAACAAGCTCGACCAGGAGAAACAGGAGTTATAAACACAGTGGGAGCCATTAAAGGTTTTGAATGGGACAACAGTCTTGGCTGTTTTAATTTCGATCAGGCAGAACCGTTGGTCACTGTGAATTTTAGATTCCCTACAGACATAGATGAAAATCAAGGATTAATGAATTTTTCTAAAAACGAAGATGTAAAATTTAACGGACTATATAGAGTATCGCAGGTTGAAAGCATATTTGATCAAGGCACATTTACACAACAGTTATTGTTGGTGAGATTGAACAATCAAACAGGTGATACTCAACCAAACATCTTTAAAAAGAGTCAGGGAGAAACAGATGCAATTAATAAAGCGAAAGCAAAGGACAGAGCAACAGACAGTGAGAATACCGGGCTCGGTGACATGGACGGAGCATAAGGCGATAAAATAAATTATGGGTAATGATGCTTTTAGTACAAAAAAATTAGTCTCGCAAGATGCAGATTATACTGTTCTGGATCCAGGTCCGTATATAGGTATAGTCAAGGAAAATGTGGATGAAACCCGAATGGGTATATTAAAAGTGGAAATTCCTAGTCTAGGAAACAACACTTCTAATTCTGGCGCTCTCTATGCCTGTCGATATCTATCCCCATTCTACGGAGTCAAGAGTCCAAATGCAGTGGATCCAACTGATGTTGCGAGCTTTGAAAGCAGTCAACACAGTTATGGTATGTGGATGGTACCTCCCGACATAGATACTCAGGTATTGGTGTTATTTGTAGAAGGCAAAACATCCAACGCATTTTGGATTGGCTGTGTTCCAGAAAAACTAATCAATCACATGACCCCGGGCATTGCGGCCAGCGAAGACACCTTCGCTGAAACCGATGAGAATGATTTTACTCTGGAGAAAACAGACAACGCCGCATACGGAACAAACACAGTACCAGCTGGGGAAGTGAATAAAGCATTATTCAATGATGCTAGACTCCTTGGCGGTGTTGACCGATTAAAAAGACCCATACATCCATTCGCAGAAATTTTAAAAGAACAGGGATTAATACAGGACACAGTACGGGGAACCACCACATCATCTGCCAGGAGAGAATCTCCTAGTGCAGTATTTGGTATCAGCACACCGGGTCGTATAATCCCTGGATCAAAAAAAAGCAGGATTGGCCCAATTGACAAAATCCGTACCACAGAAACAACCAGAGGCACAGGACATACTTTTGTTTTAGACGACGGAGATGTTAACGGAGACAGTCAGCTCGTTCGATTACGCTCAGCGTCGGGCCATCAAATTTTATTAAACGACACAGCAGGTGTGGTGTATATTGCAAACGGTTCAGGCAAAGCCTGGATGGAGTTCGGCAGTGAAGGCAATATTGACATCTATTCTGGAACAGGTGGAGTAAACATACGTTCTGCCGGAGACATGAATTTTCACAGCGATGCTGGCATTAATATGTTTGCCAAAAAAGATATTAAAATATCCAGTGAAAGCGATATCATAGTTGACACCCTAAATGGTTCTATTCAACAGTATGCATACAAGGATATTAAAACGCAGACAGTCAGTGGATCAATCAGTTCTAAAGCAGTTGGAGGCCAGATAGTTTCATATGCCGCTTCAGGACAAACGCATCATACCAGTGGCAGACACGATCTGACAGGCAGTCAGGTGCATTTTAATAGTGTATCAATTGATCCAAATATAGTCGCTACCTATCAGCCTACAGTGAGACGATATGTACCTGATGTGGATCCAAAAAATACTGCGAAGGTACTTACAGTCAATCCTCAAGGTAATATTAGTGTGGTATCTCGAATGCCCACACATGAACCATTTTATGATCACAAAGATAAAAAGACAAACAGGCTCGTACAAGGCGGAGCACCTGGTGCTAATGATACAATACCGGGCACGGCTGGATTCATAGCTCAGCAGAACAGACAGAGCGATATTAAATCAATTCGAGATGCTCAGTACCAGGCAGATTTAGAATATGAAATACTAGCACAGGGTGCTACAACACCTTCTAGAATCAAACCGATAGTGGAGTCGTTTGCAAACAGTTACAACACCAAATTTAAAATTCCTGACATTATTGGTATTAATCCAGCATCGACTGTAATAAAAGATATCGCCAATCAAACCATACAGAATATTACAAACCCGTCCACCACAGTGGGTAATCTATCTCAGAGTATAAGTGGACCAGCAACACAGGTTACAGACACATATAAGAATGTTGTAGGAGGCAAGGTAACCTCAGTAAGACAGACTGTGTCACTGGTAAGTACTGTTGGAAAAACAATTAGTTCCACAGTAAAAAATATAGGAAAAATATTTGGATGGTAAAACAAACTCAAACACCACAAACAGGCATTAACAAACAAATGTTCAGTGGATTCAGTTCCAGAGCCGAACAACACAATTATAAACTGTATGATTTTGCTCTAATTAAACAGAATTTAATTAATAGATTAAGCATTAGAAAAGGTGAAAGATTAGAGAATCCCGAGTTTGGTACTATCATATATGATGTACTGTTTGAACCTCTCACAGACGACTTAAAACAAGCCATACTAGACGATATCACAGCCAACGTCAATGCAGATCCTCGCCTATCCGCTGATAATATTATTGTTAGCCAATCGGAGTACGGTATATCTGTACAAGTGGATCTAACCTATGTTCCTTATAATATCACTGAAAAACTAGCATTTGGCTTTGCAGAAAACAGCACACTGCGCCTGTCTTAATATACGCAGTTTATACAAACAATAAATACTCGTACATTAATGTATGGCCACTACAGATAGACAAAACCGATTATTAGTCGCCGAGGATTGGCGCAAAATCTACACTGCTTTCCAGCAGGCGGATTTCAAATCCTACGATTTTGAGACACTTAGAAGAACGATGATATCGTATCTTCGTGAGAACTACCCAGACGATTTCAACGACTTTGTAGAATCTTCTGAATATGTGGCTTTGATTGATCTTATTGCTTACGTGGCACAATCACTTTCTTTCAGAGTGGATCTAAATGCTCGAGAAAATTTCTTAGAAACAGCAGAAAGAAGAAATTCTATCCTACGATTGGCTAGATTGATCAATTATAATGCCAGTCGAAATAAAACAGCTACAGGATTATTAAAATTTGATTCAGTTTCTACGACGCAATCGGTGAGAGATTTTACAGGCACAAATCTAGCAAATGTTGCTGTGGTGTGGAATGATGCAACCAATTCAAATTACAGAGAACAATTCTTAACCATATTAAATGCGGCCAACTTACAAGGTCAACGTTTTGGCAAGCCGAGAGAAAGTGGCACCATTGGCGGAATAGACACGCAGGTGTATACAGTTAATTCATCCAACACTGACCTTCCTATTTTTAAAATGAATAGATCAGTAAGTGGTATAAGCAGACAATTTGAGATTGTCCCAGCAAAAATCACAGATTCAGAATCTATATACGAATCCGCACCAATACCAGGCACAGGGTTTACATATCTTTATCGAACAGACGGTTCGGGTGATTCATCCAACAACACAGGATTTTTTGGACTGTTCAAACAGGGCACACTATCATCGGCTGAATTCACAATAACTAATCCCACTACCAATTATATACAGAGTATTGGTGCTAGTAACATTAACGATACAGATGTTTGGTTGTACGGTTTAGATGATTTTGGAAATTTACAAAAATTATGGTCACAGGTTCCGGAACTTGTGGGCAACAATACAATTTATAATTCTTTGAGTGCTAATGTTAGAGACATCTATAATGTTATAACAAAAAACAATGACAATGTTGATCTTGTGTTTGGAGATGGAAACTTTGCAAACATTCCTTCAGGCACATTTAGAACCTATTATAGAACCAGCGATAATGCCACATACTCAATACAGTCTACCGATATGCAAGGCATCACTTTTTCTATACCTTACACAGATGCTAACGGTGGAGCACAGACATTAACAATATCGGCATCATTAAAACAATCAGTGTACAATGCATCAGCTACTGAGTCCAACGCATCTATTCAAGAAAAAGCACCACAGACATATTATTCACAGAACAGAATGATAACAGCAGAAGACTACAATGTGGTACCTCTGTCAGCGTCACCAGAAATTGTAAAAATTAAATCTGTAAACAGAACAGCATCAGGCATTTCACGAGCTAAAGATATTGTAGATCCTACGGGAGCATACTCAAATGTTTCTGTGTATGCAGATGACGGTATTATCTACAGAGAAGAATCTCAACCTACATTCACATTTACGTTCTTAAATAAAAATGATATTTTGAATACCATTAATAGTTCGGTAGAATCAAAATTAAAAGAATCATACTCAAGACAATTTTATTATTTAAAATATGGCACAAAAGATCTATCA